CGCCAACCCTGCTCGCTTTCCAGCAACGGAAAGGTCTTGGCAAGGAAATCCACCTGTGATGATTCCACCGGTTGGATTAAATCCTGCTGCTCGTAATTGTTCACCTGTAACCCCCTGTATATCGCCGAAAATTGTGGAGTTCGGAAATCTCCTTTGCAATACTTTTTGCGCGTTCTTATCCCATTCCACCGATGCAACAACCTTGACTCCTGCTCGCTCCAGAGCTAAGTCAAAGCCGCCAACACCGGCAAAGAGTGAAACTGCTGTTCTCATATTGACCACCATCCCCTAATCGTTCCCCCTAGCGGGCAGATGTTCCAATCTGCCTTTCCATCTGCTATCCATTGCCTGTGTAATCTGTTCTGCTCTTGCCAATCTGTTTCGTGGGTGTCACGGCCACAGTCAGGGCAAACTTCTATATTTAAGTGCGTATAGATGTGGCGACACATTTGACCCCCTTGCTAGTTGTTTATCTTGTGGAGCTGGTGGAATCGAACCACCACGCCGTACCCCGATATGACGGCTCCCAAGCACTCCTACTCGATTGGCAACGGAAGTAAACCAACCGAGATGTTATTAGACCGGCTTTGCCCCTAATTGATTAAGCAACGCTAAGACTTCAGGACTTAGGTTGTTTGGATCAACAGCGACAGGCGCCGCCGCAGGCGTTGCCACTGCCACAGGCTTTGAGGCGCCAAGATATGAATTGGCCTTTGCCAAGGCGGCGGCATCGCCCGTGGCATCAATAAGTATCCAAGGTGCGCTTTTGCCAGGTTTGGCGGTGCCTTGGCCGATTTTCGCCAAGACCTTCTGACCGACTTTGGTCTTTAGTGAATTGCGAAGAGCTATGTTGAACCAAAGTAGCGAGTTATGTTCTTTGTTGGTGTCAAGGTCTATGACATTGACTTCAATTGCCTCGGCAACGCCGTGGACAGTTTGAATGCCAGTCTTGTATTCAACTGGAGTTACGATGAGAAGGTGATTGGCTAGGTCTGCCACTTTCACATTCTCGCTTTCATTACTTGGTGCTGCGAAGGTCATTCCCCCACTGCCTTTCTCTTAGTTGTTAGTATTTCTAACGCTATTTACTTCATCTTCTTCATTGTTTTTTACAATGTCGTTTATTGTCGGCTCATTATCAAAAACTGCAATGTAATCTTCGGGCAGGTCATCCTCTGTTACTAGCAGGCAGATGTAGGCATCGCCTCGAATACCTAAGCACCTTGCAACAATTCGCAAGATGAAGGCTTGAAATCTATTCATCTTTGAGATGATCAATTTAGGCTTGGGTGTCACCGGCGCATCCCTTCGATGAGTCCTTGGAGTATGGCATAAAGTATGGACACCAGTTACAAAGTCTTGATGGCTCTGATGGTATGACATCCCACATTGCAGGATTTGCCTCAACATCAACTGTTGAAAGTAAGGTGTATAGGTCATCAATTCTTGATAGCGCCTTGAGAGCTACACTTTCATCATAATCAAATAATTCAACGTGTAGGTCATCAAGAGCGCCAGAGGTAGGCAGATAGACTAGGCCGACTTTATTGACGGTTGCCCCCGCCTGTGCCTTGCCATAGCCATAGAGTTGAATTTGGACTTGCTGTTGGACAGTAGCCCCATTTGAACGGCGCTCTTTTAATTGATTAAAGCCAGTAGTTTTCCAATCTATGACAATCCCACGCACGCTGTCATATAAATCAACAGTGCCAGATAAGTTGCCACGAATGTTTACCTTCTGCTCAACTTCATAGCCTTCAATCTTGGCAAAGACTTCGGCTAGGTAGCTGTGAATGGCCGAACCGACTTGGGCAGCCCACGATGAACTGCCTGTTTCGTTTGGTTTATCCCAATCGAGCAACTTGTAGGCAAGGCGGCGTGTGCATTCGTGACCCATCTCAGATGGACCGATGACCACTTGCTTGCTTCGTGGCGACCAAGTTCCAGCCTGTACAATCAACTCTTTAAGTTGCTGACCTAGCTGTTGACCTGGCGTTGATATTGCGGTGAAACTCATTCATCATCCTCATCTTCATAGATTTCGTCATCAGGTATTGATGGCGATACTGGCTCAATCCAAGGATTTACATAAGGAATGCTCAACCTTATTCATCCTCAACAACAGTAAAACGACGCGCAGTAGATTGGACATTGAGAAGGTCTAAGACCTGCTCTGGCAAAATCTCTTTTGCTCTTTTAACATCAAAGCGATTCGATGTCACAGTTGTCCAACGCACTACGCGTCGGCCTTGATAGAAACCTTCTTCGTTATCACCAAGATGATTTTCAAGGTGAGCGCGAGCGATTTCTGCTACTTCTTGCCATTCTTTAATCTTGGCCAGAGCATCTTTGTAACGCTCTAACCAATGAGCTGCGCCTTCGTCAAAGACGACAACTCCCTTTTCTATTTCTGTTGACATATTTACCCCCTAGTGATTTTTAGTACCAATTATGGCGCTGGAAGTGAATCCAGGCATTGCACGGCGTTAAATGCCGGCGATGGATATACGCCAAAGTTGCTACAGTTTGAGCTACTCCAGCCTCAGAATGTTTCATTCCAAGACCTTTATATGTTCCTTTGAGCAACTGCCCAATTCCTCGGGCGCTGCTCTTAGCATTTTTGGCCTTGGGATTCCAAGCGGATTCCTTACCGACCAATTTTGTAAAGCAGGCGAACTGCTTTTTTGTGAGCAATTCCCGCGCTATCTGCTTGGCGTTGACCTGCTGTAAGGCTGGCCTCTCCTTGTAGATGACGGTGGCGGGTATTGCTGGCTGTGGTGCAAAGGCAGCGTTGACAAACATTGAAGTCATCGCTGAAACCCCGATGATGATGGCGATCCCTCGCCAAGTTTTTCGTTTGCTAGTTGTGATTGGATTTCTCCTTCCAATTTCGCTTTACGCTTCATCAGAACTGTAGTCACATAACTAAATTCGACATTTAAGCGTTGTGCGATTTCTCTTGAGTTGTAACCCAATGAGCCAAGGTTGCGGATTTGATAGGCAGTTGAACCTATCTGCTCGCGCTGTTCCTTCTTTGTAATCATCATCTTCCTCTGTGCTGGCGTTGTGCCTGCCCAAAGACCGTAGAAGATTTGCTCATCGAGCGCATATTCCAAGCACTCCTTTCGTACTGGACAACCATCGCAAATTTTTGCGACGATTGGGAGCGACTTTCGCTCCTCGGCCTTACTGTTCGGAAAAAATAAATCAGGTTCAGATATATCTCGACAAGCTGCTTTTGATAACAGGGGAAGTTTCGGTAGGAATTCAAAGAATCTCACAACCTCTCCTTTAGCCAACTGGCCAAATCTTGAATAACAAAAGCATCCTCAATGGATTTATTGCGACGCTTGACGATGGCAAAGGCAGGTGGCGCCTGCTCTAACCCTCGCGCTTTCGCATAGTTGATTGCCTCAGCCACCGCCTCATCCCAGAAGGTCGGCAACGATACCGACTTTCGATTCTTACATTCTAGGATATAGGTCTGACCTGCAATGATAACGACCAAATCGCCTTCATCTCTTTGACCCGATAGTCGCAGGCGCTCTGCAATTGCACCCTTAGAACGCAACCACTTGAGAACTCCAAGTTCAAAAGCAGCGCCCTTGCGACCATTCGGGTTGGCCATTATTTGACCAACTCTAGTTTCGTTGGCTTACCTGCGACAGCTCTAGAATGCTTAACTATCATAATCAACTGCTCCGCCAGGGTCAGCGCCTCGGCCTCGGTCAACCGCGCTAATCGCGCAACGACCGTTGGCATACCAGCTCGGACTCTATCTAGGCGGGTAGCCGCGTCAACATCCTTCAGCGATGGCACATCAGAGGCTTCTTTTAGGCCAGCGAGATCAACAATTGATAACTGCTCAAGGACATCTTCGAGCATATCAAGGCTCGCATCCTGCTCTTCTAGGTAGATGACAAACTCGCCATCTATCGCAGCGTGAACGCTGAATAGGGGTTCGCGGTGCCTCATCGTCGCTCCAAGGCCGATTTTAGCCTCTTTTGCGACTCGCCCCAGGCTTTGATGCTTTGGGCATCCTTATCGTTTAATCTAGCCTCAAGGCTCAGTAATAGGGCAAATACGCCCATAACTGCCATTGTAAGGCCCCATAAAGCTATACAGGTCATCTCTCTTCCTTCCGTTGTGTAGGTGCCTATGGTGGCATCTAGGCGGGCAACCTACCTACGCCACGCCGAAGGTGTCTATGGGGTTATGTATTGACTTTGTATGGACAAGGCGTATCTTAGGGGTGTGGGCGAAACCAAGTACCTCACGGAAACGGAAGAAATGACAACTCATGTTTGCTTAGATTGCTACAACCAATTTGATTCATCACTTGGCAATGTAACTGTTAACAATGGTATGGAAGAATTTATTTGTTCAGAATGTGCAGGTAAATAATGCTTGACCTATTCTTTGGATTGCACCTTGGCGGTTGGAAGGCATACTTTCAGTTTTGGTTTTGGACAACCATCGCGATTTATCTAGTTATTCGTTGGATGAAGAGTCAGGAGAAGCAATGAGCGCGATGTCTAACCTGCACTTTGAACTATGCAGAGCAATGACCCACACCGCTAACAAATTGACCGAGGCGGTTGTAGATGGCTCAGGGGAAATCCTAGAAGCAACCTGCAATGTCGCAATTGAATACTTGGAGATTTGCGCCGATGCCTTTAAGCAAGTGCGCGAAGCATCGGAAGGGGTCAGCGTTGGAAACTAGACGATGCCCAAAATGCCATCAAATTGATTGGCAACAAGGATTTCACATACCTTGCAACTGCAACCGAAAGGCTAACAAATGAAGAAGGCTCGCTCCATCCGCGTATCAGATGCGCTTTGGTTCAAGGTAAAACTCAAGGCTAGGCAAGAGGATAAAACTGTCAGCCAAATTGTTGTTGATTTTTTGCGTGAATATGTAAAAGCCTAGATAGCAAAGAAGAACCCCTACACAGGAAAGGTGGCTGTGTAGGGGTTCTTCTTATCGCTAGGGGTAAAACTTATACTTGATCCTGCTTGCGTTTAACTTCAGCTAATTCGGCAGCGATACTTGCATAGGCTACCAAGTCAACAAAAGTATCATCTTTGGAATACTCTAGGTTTTCTTGCAGTCTTGCAATCTTCACTAACGCCATACAGATAGCGACCTGCATTGGCGTAATCTCTGTTTCAAGGTATGACGACCACAATACTGCAATTCTTCTGTGGTTCTCATAAGGTGCGCCATAATCATCTTGGCGATCACCATACATCAACTTTTCGGCTTCTTTAAGAACTTCCCCCCGTTTCATTATTTCTTCTAGTCCTCTAAGTCCTCATAGTCGGTGTAAAGAGCTTCTTCAGTTTTCTTATCTTCAACTCTCTGAGCATACTCGCCAAGACCTAGAGCTGATAAGACAAAGGCAACTGCTGCCTCGGTTGGCATATCTGGTGACAATGCTGCAACCAATAGAGCAACTGTTGATGAAACAAAGGCTGCGATACGGGCAGGATTCTTGTGAGCAAATGCTTTTAACTTTTCCATTCTTACTCCTTGAACTTAGGTCTGCCGAATCCCACGATTGAGATTGGCTCCTGACGCCTCAACTTGAAGCGACGGGTTTTGTTATAGGTTCTAGTCTTAAAGACAACCATACCGCCATTGCGCTGGTCGCCCTTGGAATCTCCTGAAGTATTGCCTTCAATTGTATGGACAATGCCCTTGCGAGCCTCTACGCCGATGACAATGCCGATGTGGGAGATACGCTCAACGCCATCGCCTGGGAAGTCAAAGAAGGCAAGGTCGCCTGGCTCCGGCGTGGCGGTGGCGGCGTCTTGCCATTGCTTGCGCGATTGGAATGCCTGCGCCCCTGCCGATGTCAAGATGACATTGGGGATTACTAGGCCGACCTTCTTGGCGCACCACATAATGAAACTGCCACACCAAGGCAGGTAATTAGCGCCCATTGCTTTGCCAAATTTTGTTTCATTCTCTTTAGGTCCTTCAACATAGCCAACTTCGGCCCACGCTACCTGAATGAATCTATCGCGTTGATTCACTTCCGAGTGCGCTTTTGCTTTGTTAGCAATAAAAGATAAATCTCATCAACGCGCTCTTCAAGGCGATTAACTTGATCCTTGATACTTGAGCCAGAATTCGGCTTTAGCTCTGCTAGGTAATGCTGGACTAGCCATTTGACTATGTAGGCAAAAGAGCCGACAAGGGTAGTAACAGCAACGGCGATGGTTGCTATATCAACTGGGGTCAAGTTATTTCTCCTTCAGCAAGACGCCGATTTCTTCAAAGGCGTCTATATGGTCATCAATCGTTCGGTGTATCGGAAAGATTTGGGTTACTGAGTCCATTTTCCAACTTCTTTATCTTGGCAACTAGGATGGCATTTTCTTGTGCCATTACCCCTATTTGCTGACGCATCGCTGCCAATATCTCATTGACATCTAGTTGTTCATCCATTTATTCCCCCTTGAGTGTTTGAACTTCTTTGTGTAATGCTTGAATTGCGCCAACCAAATGTGGAATAAGATTACTATAACTCAATTTTTGATATATTGGATTTCCCTCCGCGTCAACGGCATCTTTTTGGCCATTAACCATATTTGGAAATACCTCGGCAAATTCGTGGGCAACAAAACCTACAACGTCACTATGTTCTGCATCTTCTACTTCATTAAAAACACGAACCTTTGTGGCTAACAATTTATCTAATGATTCTGTGTAATCTCTAATGTTTTCTTTGAGGCGATAATCAGAAGAGCCAACTAAGGTAGGAGCAGTAGTATTGCCGAAAACTTCAAGAGTTCCGCGATTTGTGCCATTACGAATAAATTGAATAACTGGAACGCTTGTGCCTGTTCCTGCGGTAACATCAAAAATGTGAAGGTTTAGTGGGTTGTTGTTGCTTCGACGTGCGCTTACAGTTCCACCCTGAGTAAGTGAAATTCCTTCAGTTTGCGTGCTTGGGGTAGAAGTAGCGTCGCCTGTATAAATTGGAGCGCCAGTAACTGATACGCCAGAAGTTGAACTAATATTTCCTGTGACAGCAAGTCCAGTGCTATCCATCACTGCGCTTCTAGTCACGCTTTGCGATAAAACTACTGCTGTTGCGCCAACAAAGATTTGAGGATATGCAGTGCCTGCTGGCGTTGCGGTTGCGCCATAATGAATCATTACATTGCCAGAAGTGTTGGCCATCATATGGCCATAGACAGAGCCACCATACTTGAAGAATAAAGAGTTTGAAGTGCCGCTCATAACAACTGCATCACCGCTTGATGAAGTCTGAATAACTCCGCCAGTAATCGCGCCAGTTCCAACGCCTGTCAGACCAGTAGCGCCAATACTGAATCCATTTGATACCGTGCCAAAATAACCAGCAGTGGCATTGATAGTGCCTGTAATCGTTGCACCTGTCGCCGTCAATAGCCCAGTGCCATCAATGATGGCATTGCCACCGATATTAAGGGTGCCACCGATTATCGTTGATCCTGTAACGCTACCTGAGAAAACTGCGTTGCCAGTTGTGGCGCTTATTGCCAAGGTTGCAAACTCAGCAACTCCATTGGCATCGGTCAGTGTCGCTGTCGTAG